CATACCTGAGACGCTAATAACTGTGCCTGCTGCTTGAGCAGTTGGAAGAGTAAGAATGCCTGTAGCCTCTTCAATAGTTACAGTGCTAGAAATATTAGTATTTCCAGCCATAACTATGAGGCTAGTACCCGACACAGGGTAGTAATCAAGATGAAACTTCTTAGTCGTGCCATCTGACAGGTAATTCTGCAAAAAGCTGCTAGCGGTATCGCCTAATTCGCTACGTAGACTATTAGATAGGGTAGTGAGATTTGCCACTTACGCATCCTTAAAATAAATCTTTATATACATTATGTACGTAATGTATTCTTTTATCTGTATAAAAAAGCCCGCACCTATGGGAGGGCGGTCATAGGTGCGGGCGGTCTAACAAAGCCGGTTAGAGGCGGTCGTACAAATAGCCCTTTTCTTCAAGGTGTCGAGCTACATGTGATGGGACCTTATACTTTTGCCCAGCTTTAAAATTATAGTGATTAGATGCTCCGATGGTAACCATGTCCAAGTCTTCTGCGACTCGAATAACGGTAGTATCATCTGCAAGATCTACACCCAAATCTTCAACTTCGTCAATGACGGTTGGGGCGCTTGGTGTTGCCAGGTCGACAATTTCAGTCTCTAGACGAGCTGTTTCAATTGCTGACGCCATTGTCAGCTCTTCTGCTGCACGAACTTGCTGTGCGGCCTGTTCCTTTACTAGCGCTTCGCGCTGACGTCCTGTGACGTCTGTTACTTTAGCCTTTGTAGCCATTATATTCTCCTGATTAGTATCTCTGTGTTTAGTGTATTAATAATGATAGGGGGAGGCCTTCAAACGCACTCCCCCTATCAAAAGGGGTGTTACTTAGTTGGTTTCTGCGATAACTACAGACTGATCGGTGATCAGGCCTAGACCGTAGATTGAGTACCAAGCAAGTGCGTGCTCACGACCGAAGTCAAGGATACCACCATCGCGCAGTTCAACTGGCAATGAGATAGCGTGACCGAAGGCGTTGTCACCAATGAAGATAGCTGAGTAGCGATCTGCTGAACCGTTACCGGTCTTGGTAACTGGAGTAGTGTAACCACCACCGGTTGGGTAAACAACGTTGTTTACAGCAGAATCCGCATTCCAGTTAGCGCCAGCACCGTTAGGAACCTTAGTAACCTGAGTGGTTTCGATGAATACGGTGTCGTAAAGACGGCCGATTTCACCAAGCATGAAGTTACCTGGGGCAGCGTACTTCGTTACTTCGATGAACTCAGGATTGTCGCGAAGCTTGCGGCTCTGGTGTGGATGAACGAATGCAACGTAAGTCTCGCCCAGTCTTGGGATGTTCTTGCTTGCAAGCGTTTCGACAGCATCCTTGATCGTGTTAGGAGTCAAGTATGAGCTACCTGTAAGACCCTGACGCGACGTTGCAACAGTACCCTGACCGTACTGGTTGAAGTAACCGGTACCGTTGGTGATTGTCGTCATGTTGGTGCGGTCTTCACCGTAGATTACGGAAGAAGCTGCCATAAGGGTATCGCGAGCCTGGCCATCAAGGTAGAGAGCCATGTTACGACCAAGAAGACGTGAAGCAGAAGCCATAACGTCATCGAAGGAAGCATTGAGCAGAAGCTCAGATACTGCGATTGAGTAGCCGTGTTCAGCAACCGTGATTGAGAACTGCTGTGCGGTAAGTGCATTGCTCGACATACGAACACCTTCAACAAGTGCTGATGCACTGCCAAGGTTGTTGTAACGCATGAAGTTAATCTGGAGACCTGGGGCAACGCCTAGTTCAGTCTTCTTAACCGCAAACTGCTCGAAGCGCAGGATCGGCATGGACTGGAAAAGGATTTCCTTAGACCAGATTGTCTGGATAGATTGCGTAAGCTGGGAATTAGCACCAGAATACGCCGTTGGTGATCCGGCGAGGTTGCCGGTACCGGTAATGGACGCTGCCATGTGTATTACTCCTTAAGTAGTAAATTAGTAGATTAAAGGTATTTCTACCCGAAGAAACCCTGGCCACGGTCAGAAGCCGCTTGACCAAGAAGCTTCCCACGGTTTTTGGCGTACTCAGTAACCGACATGGCGGCGATTTGCTCTGCCGTAAACGATTTCTGATCCGAATTATTATCTAGGGGTCCCGACGCAGGAACCGTAACTCGGCTCCCTGTCATTTCTTTACGAGCAGACGTCATTGCCTGCTGCGCTGAATCAAGGATACGTGATGAACGCTCCTTAAGTCCTGCAATACTCTCTTCAATTTCCTCAGCGGTCTCGCCAGAAATCAAATCAAGTAGTTCAGGAATGATGTTGTCTCGCTCTTGCTCAAGACGACTATTGCGGTAAGAACTAAGTTCGCTGTAGTAACGCTCAGCTTCTAGGAGAGCAATTGCTCGTTCCCGTTCACGGCGCTCATTCTCTAGACGATCCTGCCACTCGCTTTCCTTAGCGGAAAGTAGTTCACGAACGTCCATATCTTCTTCAGCACGGCGCTTAGCCTCTGATTCAGCTTCTGCCCGCAAGCGTGCCTCTTCTTCTTTACGAGACTCGCGCTCTTGCTTTAAGAAGCTTAGTTCTTCCTTCAATGATTCAATCTGAGGGTATAGCTTTGACTTTTCCTGTTCGCGCACCTTCTTGAGGTCTTCCTCAGAGTATGCCCTGGCTACAGGCTCGCCTTCTTGTAGTACCGCAAAATCTTGAGCTACATTTTCCTGCGTAGCTTCAAAGAACTGCTCTGATACTTCAACATCTTGATTCATAGTAATTTATTCCTTTGTTTAGTTAGGTCGTTTTCCAATTTAGTAGCACGATAGACCGCGGATTATTTTATATATATAGTCCAACACTTGTTAAAACAAATGTCAGGCTAAACCTTGTTTAGTTAGCTTCTGGAGCATCATCAGCATCAGGTCCTCTACGTTGTGGGATCTTTGTACCGTATGCCTTAGTTACTAAGTCATTTTGAAGCTGAGCCATGGTTTGCTGTTCAAACATCAAAGCTTGTGGGTTCATCTGTCCTGGAGCACCCATAGGTTGTCCATCAGGTCCTGGCATGGCTTCACCACTACCATCAGGCATAATGCCTGTCAAAGACATAATAGCTGAGTTAATTTGGCTCTTTAGCATATTTAGAGCACCATCAGACTTAGCATCAGCAATAAGTTCTGTGCGAATCTCTTCGAGCTTCTCGTTCGGGAATTCTTCACCCAAAGCACGTAGGGCGCCTTCCTTGCTCTCAAGACCCATACTCATCTTAGTCTGAATCTCATTAAGCACAATTAGCTTATCTAGAGGAAGAGGAGGTGGGAAGAAAGCAAAGGTCTGATAAGTCAGTGGATCATTAGGATCCAAGATTGGGTATTGACCTTCTTTAATTGGACCATTAAAGTTTGGATTCCACTGAAAAGTCTCTGGTTCTTTAAAAGCAAGCGTGCGAAGAATAAGGCTATTAACCTGCTCAAGACCCTTGCTGTACATAACAACTTTTTGCTGGAAGCGGTTCATCAAAGGCTGGTACTGAATAGAAAGGGCTACACCTGAGGTGTTAGACACAGCCTGTACCTGACCAAGAGCTGATTCAGGAATACCAACCATTTCGTGCATAGATACCTTTACTAGCTTTAGGTATTCAATTGCACCTTGAAGACCAGCGTTACCGCCCTCTAGGTTATAAACCTGAGCATCTTTAGGAAGGCCACCCCAAACTTTTTTTGCGCCCTTTTCAAGGTCAGCAATCTTTGCGCCAGTAACAATCGTAACGGGGGCAGCATGGTAGTTGATAATGTCCGCAACATCTGTGGAAACTTCATTGTAGTTTCTATTAAGAACAATAATGTCGTGGCAATCTGACAGACCCCATGGGGAACCTGAGATTAGAACATTTGGGATATGGACAACAGGAATAAGGCCAAGCGGATTCGGACGCGAGTCAATAAGCTCATCGTTAATATACTCCTCAATCATGTCATCGGTAAGAATTTCAGTGTAAGTGTACACCTGGCGAGTACCTTCTACGGATGTTCCCCAGAAGCGGTACTTAAGTTTAAATCGAATAAGTCTGTTACGGTCATGCGGGTGAAACTCTGGGAAACAGAAGGATGAGTTTAGAGGAAGGATTCTTACTCTTCCTGGGTGAGGTCTTCCCGTACTATCTACCCATGCCTCTTCGTAAGCAACCTTAACAAAGCAATCGCCTGAGACGCCACCCTGCTGACCCATTTCCCACAGGACACCGTGCTTATTATTATCTACTTCCCAAACTCTTTTAAGTAGGTCTGGAACAATAGCTTCTGTTTCTTTAGGGCTGCGGAACTGAACGCCACGGCCAAAAGTAAAGTTTACAAGGTAATCGGTAAAAGCTCTGAAATAGTTGTAGACCATCTGAGCTTCACCGATCTCACGACGGTAACTCCAGTGATGGCCAAGGTACATGGCCCAGTTAAGGGAATATCTGTTTAGTCTTGGTCCGTGGACTTCAAACTCTTCATCCGCCAGCTCGACAAGACCCAATGGGGAAATGGAGATAGTAAGGTCGGATGAAGCGGCCCTATAGGACGGTGGCGAAAAGTCAATGCTCATGCCTCACGTCCTTCCATATTAAGTATCATAATGCCCTCTAAAGCAAACCGCTTTGCTTTTTCTTTCTTTTTTGTTCGGCTATCTTACGTTTTTTTCTGTCTTCAGCTTCTTTTTTCTTATCTAAGAGCTTAGGATCTGCATCTCTTTTAGAATTAACGTACTGTCCGCCAGCTCTAGCATATTGCTCTTCAATCTCTCTGCCCGCAGTTCTGCTCATTTTTCCACCGTGACGCGCACGAACCTGTGAAGATATATTATTGTAAAGCTGTTCGTTTGCGGGAAATGTCATGGTAGCTCCATGTAACTATTGCCCGGCTCTAAAGAAGAGGTATAGAGCCGGGTAATAGTATACGGGTTAGTCAATAACTGTAGCTGGGTTCATTCGTGAGTAGTGACCGCCTGAACGGAACTCCTCTTCAAAACGAATTTCAGCTTCATCCGAGAATGCGCCCTGAGAGAAGTTATCTAGGAAGTTAGGTGCTTCTACCCATGCAGCAGAGCCAACGTGAGCACGCTCAGCCATGGTCTCTTCTGCAGGCTTCTCAAAGACATTCTGGTTGTGGTTAGGGCGACCTGGAGGGGTAATGTAGCCCTGTGACGCACCATTCTGAAATTCATTTGGAATATCGGTATCAGTTGCGATACCCTCTTCAAAACGAAGTGGACCACGCTGACCTGGAGCCGCGTCAGTAATTTTTCTTTCATATGAAACCGGGGTACGCTCAGGGAACTGAGGTGCCGGGCCGATGGTCGATGCCATATTTATTTCTCCTAATTGGATTGAGGATCCTCATTAAAAGTTTCCTACTATTTTGGTTAAATGTCGCCCTAAACTCTAACTTTTAAAAAAATGGATTAGCACTAACTTGTACCGTAGGCATAACCAGTTCTTTAGTTATTGCACAAGCAATAGCAAGTGAGTCCACAAAATCGTCGTGAGCATGAGCTTCATCTGGTGCCGAGACAGTAAAGTTAGGACCCTTATAGTGTACCTCAGCGTCAATCATTTGCTGATAGAAACGCTTCCAGATTCGCAAATTTCTTGTCTTAGCGTGAGCAGGCCATGAGAGCTTATTTCTTTGAATAAGAGTCTGTAGGTGCTTAAATCTACCTGTTTGCTCAGAAGGGCTACTGCTTAGTGGAACAATCTGAGCCCGAGGTAATAGTAGCTTTAGACGTTGAGCTACTGCGTCACCAACGCCGTTAGCATCTACCCCAATAGCTAGGACGTCATAAGCACCCAAAAAGTTTTTAATTTGGAAGTACTGTTCTTCCCAGTCATCGCCTTGAATCTCAAGCCAGTTCAAGATTCTATGGTCATAATGACCAAGTTCATCCGGTCGATCCCAGTCAACCCATACAACCGTAACTACTGTGCTGTCCATCTTACGGGCGGGGTCTACTCCAACAATTACTGGGGAAGTATGATGTGACTTGACTAGCTGCATGCTGGTATCACCAATTTCATCCATAACGTTAGAGGTAATAAACATACCTCGTTCTAGCAACCATTTGCAGTTGTAAGACATTTGGAACTCGTCAGCGTCTTCGCCAATACGAAGCATTTCCTTTTTGATGAATTTTTCGTAGTCAGGGTTAATTCTTGCTACGTCTCTCCAGTCCCATTGGAAGTGGTTTTTTTTTGATGCCCGACCAGTTTGTCGTCTTTTATTTAGCTGAATAGCTTTGTAAAAATTATTTTTGGAAGTTGTTGGGGTACCAGTCTTAACCATAGTGGCATTGTAGTACGCACCCATAGGAGAGATTGACTTAGCAACCACGAAATCATCTGCTTCTTGACACTCGTCAATAATCATTAAGTGGAACGACTTAGACTCAATCTTAGCTCTTGGGTTAGCTGTCATCATCATGGCAATAGAACCACTGTTCTTAAGCTTGATGTTTCGGGTTACCCCAGGATTCTTACCTAACTGATCATCAATCTCAACGTCATTTAGAATTTCCAAAGCTCTTTCACTAGTTAGGCGACTAACCAGGCGACTGAACAAAGTTTCTGCCTGAGATTGAATTGGAGCAAACAACCCCACCCATAAACCATCGCCAAACTTTCCTAGCAGATCAGGGTAGATTTTAGCCAGTCTAGGCAAGATAACCATAAGGCTAGCCACTGTATTAGCAATAGTTTCTGACTTGCCGGACTGACGAGCTGCAAGTGCCGTAATCTGCTCACCATCATTAATAATGAGAGATTCAATAATTCTTCTTGCTAGAGGCTCTTGGTAGGAATGTAGATCATACCCAATAAGAGCGCCCATAAACAGCATTATTTTATCTATTAATTGCTGAACAAACTCTTTGGAAAGCTCATCAAGCTCTACGCCAGTTTCTTCAACTTCTTCATATAGCTCTTCTGCGCCAGGGGCGTATAGTGAATCAAATTCTTCTTCTGGGTTAGTCATTATGCCTTCTACTTAGTTCGTTTACCACAGCCAAAAGGGCTTCGGCGCCCATATGACTCTCTTGTAGAAAAGCATTATCTTGTGTTCTAGACCACTGTGTAAGGTTTTTGCCAATGCTGTATAGTGCTTGGTCTACCCATTGAGTTAAGTCTTGGGTAGCCATTTTGGATACCCTCTGCTCAAGCTTTGTCTTTTCTTGCTCTTCTTTAGTGTGTTTGTTCCGTTTCAACATCTTCCGCCCCAAATCTAATACGTTTCCAATCTACCTCATCAGATGCCATAGATCTACCTCTAATAGCATAAGTTAAAGCTTCGCTTTCGCTAAAACTATTAACCCATTTACCGATGACAATAGCTTTTTTGGTAAAAGGCATTCTAATAGCCCAACCAGATCCAAATCTATAGTCGCCATCTATTTCTTGTGTTTCCGCTTTCTCTACAAAAATCTTTGGCTTACTTCCATAAGTTAACACATGCCAGTAGTAATTGCGAAATTCTTTTGGTTCAGCTGCCACCTAGGGCTCTCCTTGTTCTTTGACGTCTTGCTGCTGCTGCATTTGCCGATTTAGATGTAGGTGCAGCCGGTCCATTAGGTGCACTAGCTGACTTTTTAAACGGCACACCTCTTGGTGCTTTAGTAGGTGCTTTGTAACCAGTTGATTTACTAAACCTACGAGATGGTGGCTTATCATAGACTTTAGGTGCTCGGTAAGTCCCATCATGAGCATGAGGCTTAGTAAGCTTACCAATTTGATTTAACCTAGTACTTGTAGTTGCATGCTTTAGTAGTTCGTCTGGAACATGGTCAGTGCTTGCTACACCACGAGGTTTCTTATCTAGTACTTTTTTAATGTATGGTCCTTTAGAGTAATTTTTTTTAAAAAATTCCCACTCTTGCATCGTTACTTCATAGTAATTATAAAAAGTACTATCTCTAAATACAATAGTAAGTTTTTCTTCGTCTGGAGCATAAGCTGCGGCTATCGTCCTAGGACGACTTACATTTGTCGATGTTGTAGGATCTTCAACTAAATCTTCATCTTCAGTAAAGCTAGCAAATCTAGTGTTTACTGCCTGCCCTGTTTCATAAATACCGCCGCGCCTATTTCCTTGAAAATCAATTGGCATAGGAGAGAGGTTACGATACTGCCTACCCGGAGCAACTCTATAGTCATAGACTCCACTAGCTCGAGGTCTTTGAACTCCAAATTGCTCAAGTTCTACGTTTCTTAAAAGGTCATACTGCTGTTGAAGACCTTTGAATGCACCTTCGGTACTAATCTGAGGGTAATTAATGCTAAGGCCCTCATTGTAAGCGTCTAACCTAGACTCAACATCTACACCGTAAAACTTTTCTCTTTGATTTTCAGTGTTATACGACTTAGCAGCAGTAGTTTTAGCAATACCTAGAGGCTTTTGCGGATCTGGAATACGTCTATAAGCAGTCTTACTGCCTGGGGGTGGAAGCTCAAAACTAGGCATGTATTCTCCTAAAAGTAGTGCTTATATTAATATTTAATATTCTTCATTATACTGGCTAGTGTCCTCTGGACACACATGTTCTGAAAGCTCTCTTTCATTTACGTAGCCTTCGCACAAACGACACTTAAACCATTTTAAGGGTTTAAAACCATTTTGAGCAGTACCGCCCTCAGGAATTTCAGGTCCGCCGTTACCACTAATTTGTTCGTAGTTTTCTACCACAGGGTAAGAATAATATAGTTCAGGAGGAAAAGGCCCTACCTGCATAGTGCTATTTGGAATAGGGTGGCCTTGCTTAGTTTGAATCCTAGTTATCCGAGACATTAGCAGCTACCTGCTCTTCATCTTCCACTACAGGCTCTTCAACGGCTACTGTGCTCTTCTTTTTCTTAGGGGCGGGTGCTGGAACTTCTTCAGCTACTGCCTCTACAACGAGTTCTTCAGCTACTGTCTCAGCCACTGCTTCTACAGTGGGTTCTTTGACTACTGCCTTTAAGTGTTCTGGTCCAAATTGTATTTTTACTGATTCTGGTACGCAACCCTTGCAGAAGTACTGAGGCAACCCCCAAGCTACTTCTAAAACAAAATCTGCGTCAAGCTCACAGCTAAAGCACTTAATCATATCTATTTCCTTAATTCTAAATAAAGAAGCCCTACCCAAGCATTATAGCGCTTAGGTAGGGCTTCTTGTGGGTTAAGCGAGATTACTTCTTCTTAAACTCTACACCGAATGCAAGATCTGCAAGGCTGGTGGTCGTTGTTCCACGAACCTGAACCTCAAGCTCTACAAGAGAGCCAGCAGGGATTCGACCTGAAACACGGCCATCTGCATTGCCAAGGTTGGTTGCAGCACCAAACTGTGCACCACGAGCGCTAGCAGGTAGTACTAGATCCGAAATGTACGCGTAGTAAGCAGTTCCCTGTGCGTAGTTAGACGCACGGTTGTAGTCAACATCATCAGTTACAAGCTGAACAGCGTTTACTACCTGACCCTTTGTAACAACAATTGGGTTAGCACTATTAGACACAACAGTTGCCTTAATAACTGCAGTACCGCCAATGGTTGAAGATACAGAACTAGCTGTAGCTGTCGTAAAGGTGCTAGCACCTGTTACAGTTACTGCAGCTGCAGTCTGGTTCACGCCAACCACAGTTCCACCAGTAACTCCACTGATAGTCACCTTGTCACCGGTCTTTAGACCATGTGGGGCATCGGTTGTGAACGTAGTGCCTGATGAACCAACTACTACGTTTGATGAGGATACGGTTGCAATACCGCTAATACCAGTTACGTGGCCAGCAGAACCTGCAGCCTCTGGGTAAGCAACTGTGAAAGTCGTTGTACCAGAAGTAGCAGATGCAACAACTGCATCCTTCAAGTTCCAAGCAGGAAGCGTAGAACCAGTGACAGAAACAACGTCGCCAGTGCTTAGGCTGTGTGCAGTAGCAGTTGTGAAGGTTAGAGTTGAACCATCAGTTGCTACAGAAACAACCTGTACATTCTTAGCAGTTGCGTAGTTGTAGTTGTATGTGCGTGCGTATAGTGGAGCAGCAGTTGGAGGCGTTACCTTAATGTTAACAGTAGACGCACCAGCGCTAACAGTGCCTGCGTAAAGCTGGACACCTGCGATATCAAGATCGCAAGGGGTTGTGTACACCAAGGTTGACTTTGCGCCCGCGCTTGGGGTAGCGATAGTTCCGGTTACGATAAACGCACCGGCGTCAAGATTTAATGACATATGAATATTACCTTTTTCTCTAGAGGGTTATTTAGTGCTGGCCTTCAATTGCCATGCCCATTTCTGATGCATGTCAATCCGTTCCGCAATGAAATTAGCAATCCCTTGCTCGTCAGCATCATTTGCGGTGTGAAAAACATTTTTTAGTTTTTCTAGTACCTCACCGTTAGCCGTTAGCAAATCTTTTGCCATGGCTACTGGCTTGGTTGGGACCTTGCTATCTTTCAACGAGGCCAACTTTATGAGTGTATCTAATTTAAACGGAGCATACTCGTCTAACTTACGAATATTTTCCGCAATTGGATCAATACTACTATACACATCTTCGTAGATATCTTCAAATAGGTCGTGATATTGAGAGAAGTCTTCTCCCTCAACATTCCAGTGATACCCATGAGCGCGAAAGTAAAAAACTGTTACATCGCCCAGCAATTCGCTGAGTTCTTTGGTCAAATCGCTCATTATTTGCCTTTTTTCTTTTTAGCAGCATTCATATTATCTACAAGATTAGGATATTTACGTCCAGCAGCATGAGCAGCAGCTTTAGCAGCAGCTTTTTTTGCCGGACTTAGCGATTTACTTTTTTTCTTTGGATTGGGGGTATCCCAAACCTTTTTTTCAGCCATTACTATACCTAGCTACAGTTACAGTCCCAAGCCCGTAGCGACTTGTTGATACGGCTATTAGGATCTTTAGCGGTCTTTGAAGAAGTATTCTTTTTCTTCATACCACACATTCTACTACAAAAAGATTTGCGTCTTGCCGCAGATTTCTCAGATTTAGCAGCTTCTGCCTTTTTTACAGGAGGCTTAAGGTTGTGACCCTCTTTTTTAGCAGAGGCACGTCCCTTAGCATTCAAGCCGCCCTTAGGGTTTTGACCCTCTTTACGAGTCCATGCACCACTCATTAGTTATTCTCCTGTAGACTTTCCATAACGTGAGTCATGAGGGTTAATAGCATTAATAGCAATAGTTACTAGTGTAATAACAATTGCAGAAGCTGCTGGAGCTAGATTAAAAGAAGAGATGTTGTCAACAACATATACTAAAGCTGACCCAAGACCAACCTTAATAGCTGTACCAAGTGGGTGCTTTGCTAAAAAATTTAATACTTTTTCCTTCATAATTTCCTACTTCTTCTTGTGTGCTCTACGTCGATCTTCTTTAGCGACGTTCTGACTCTTTGATAATACCCTAAGATTAGACTTGCTGTCATTGTTATGATTATTATCTTTATGATCTACTTCTTTGCCTTTTCCGACTTTTCCGTGATCTTTTTCGTACTCTACACGAGCTTTATTGATAGAGGTGGTATGCCACTTTCCATCTTTTCCCTTGTATTTCTTTACATAAATTGGGCGCCCACCGTTAGCTTCACTACCTTTGTAAGGCCCTAATATGTACGAATCTTTATTATGTTTTGTATTAGCCATGGTAATCCTTATCTATATCGCCATCCGTAGCAGGTGTACGCCAGTCCCCAAAATCACTTGGTGGCTCATTACTTAGAGTTTCCGGATTAGATAAACAATCATGTGTATGAGCTACTTCCCAACCCTTACCTGATTTTTTACGCCCTTGAAGTATCCCCTCACGAGCAGGTACTACACCTTTGCAGTAAACGCATTTACCGGGAAACTGATTAGTCTTAGTAAGCATTAGTTCTGATGCTCCCCTTGCACCCCACGACCAGGAGTTTTGTACCTAAAAACAGATGATTTTTCGTTACTCTTTGGAGTCCACTCATAGCCACTGTCTTCGTCCTCATAAGAACCTGAGAAATATTTATAGGCTTCTCTACCATTATGACGTAGATTTTTACGCTTAGACTCTATTTTATCTATTTTTGAGTCTTGGAAGTCTTTAAAACTTCTGGACATAAGCTACTCACTATATTATGGGGTAAAAGTAAAGTCTTTTGGAGTGTACATTTGGCCGGCCTTATCAGCTGCTTGCACCTTGCTTCTTTCATTGGCATTATGAGTCGCATAATCGCTAAGGAACTTATCATGGTGCTCAATAGGGAAGCTAAGCATGTGCTGTTGAACCCTTCTAGGGAGCGTAGACCACTGATCAAAATGCCGTCTTAAAATAGTTCTATTTAATACTGCAGGTATTGGAGCTGGTCGATCGTCACTTACTTGACCACGTGGCCTTCTATCGCTGCTGCCAGGTACTAATATTGCTCCAGCTTTAATTTGACGCCGAATATCCGACAAATTTACTGCATCATCAGCGTTATTATTTGGAACCGCAGTCCCTGCACCAGCAGCCGTAGTATTTCCCTGACCTACTAAATCAGACACTGCACCGGGAGTTCTAGAAGCTAAAGCTGCGTCCACTGTTGCATCTACCCTACGCCTACCCTCAGAAGCAGTTGTTTGAGTAGCTCCGCCTCTAACGCGAGTACTTGGAGCGTTAACGTCATTTGCATGAATTGCTGTCCAAGCGTCAAGGCTTATAGAGCCATCTTCAGATCTTGCCCTGGCTGCATTACATGTTTCTGAATGGCAAGTATTAGTAATTGCACTAGCCCTAGCTTTTTTAGAAGCGTTTCTACCTATTTTTGCAAGGTTTATTTTTTGAGTAGCGGAATGCTGTGCTTCATGGTCTTCATAGCGTTGTTGACGATCCGCCATGACACTTTCATTTTCCCGTGCAGCTTGCGCATCAAGTTGTTCACCTGTTATTTTAGGAAGAATAAGGCCTGTATTTTCTTCAACTTTCATAGCCTTAATAGTTCTAGCAGTATCGTTGTCGATTCTTCCGAGACGTCTTTCTCTTTCGACCTTCTTTTTACCCTTTGACTCAGCACTTACTGCACCTAAAATTTTATGTAGATCTGCTACAAAAGGTGCTGCACCGCCTCTATGAATAGCAGTTTCAGCGTCATAGGCATTACGAATAGCATCCCTAGCTTGTGGAGATTCAGCAGCAGCTAGTCTTCTAGCAATACCAGAGCCTGGATTATTTAGCTGAAGTGGGCGGGACCTAGACTTGTTCATAGCATCGAACAGTGCGCTAACAAGCTCTTGATGACTAAATTTTTGTGCGGGCTCAGTTGAAATAGAGGGCAACTGTTCCATAGTACCTTCAGTATCGGCAACATGCCTAACTCTTTTACCTAGGCCAGCTGTATACGCTTTGTAATAAGTTTTTCCTGTAGCAGCGCCTATTAGGCTATTTACAGCAGATAAAACTTTATCAGGGCTGTATGCTTCCTTATCCAAAGGAGTAGCTCCAGCAGCCGTTGCGTTAGCTACGTGATCAGCATGAAGCATTTCCGCAAGTTTGTATACTCTTTCGACATGCTGTTGCTGGTGGGTGTTAAGAGTGTCAAGAGTTCTTGGCTTAAACGCATTAACCAATTCGCCTGTAACTGGATCTTTTGCATTATCATACTCATGTTCAGCTAGAGCCTCTGCATCAGCCTTAGCTTTAATAACATGAGAAAGGTGACCATGAGTTGCTAAATACTCATCTCTAGTTTCGTATCCGCCATCACGTGCCGGACAACGTTTATTTGTGCATGCTTCAGGGTTTTTGTTATGATCTTTGTAAAGCTTAGTTAGCTTAGCATTCTTAGCTTTTGTAATTGCACCAGTTCTAGCTATTGTATGAGTAGCAAGTTCATCTGCATTAATGTCTGCAAGAATCTTTAATCTAAAAGCATCCGCAGGATCTTCTAGACGAATAGGAACTGCAGCTTTTCCAGTACCGGGGGTACGAGAGGCATTCTTTCGAGTCTTTCTTACAGGAGCCTCACTTAGTTCCTTACCAACTCTAGAAAGACGATCTACTTCTTCTAGCTTCCCTCTTAAAGATTCAGCAGTAGGGGCTTCATCAGACGGGCCACTGCTTTGTGGCACGTCACTTCCCGATACAATTCTTCCACTAACTGGGTTAGGAGTACTAGTGGTAAATGAACTAGGTCCAGGAGGGGCCACTTCGTCAAATTGCCCCTCTGATGGAGGAGTAGCTTTCTTTTTTGCCATTACTACTTATCCTTTGGTGTTTCTGAGCCACTGTCTTCATCTTCAGCAGTAACAGTACTAACTTTACCTGGACCACTGCCACCAGAAGGAGGAGTAGGAGGGGTGGGATCTTCAGGTGCATCTTCTCTTCCTGCATAAGTATCTGCAGGCTTAGGTAGCTTAGGCTCATCAGTAGGCTCAGACAGTCCAGGTGCTTGATTTGCCTTAGCTTTAATAGCTTCTGGGGAAAGGTGAGACCACTTACCTTGATTTAGGTCCACTAGCTTATTGTGTTCAGCAAACTGAACGGGACTCATAAAAGGATGAGAAGGACCCGCAGTAGGAGCACTGCCTCCTGCTGGAGTAGAGGAGGTACCAGAGGTGCCATTTGAAGAGCCGCTAAAGCCAGCTAAATATTGAAGTGCGGGCCCCTGCTGCAAAGAAACATTAACGCCCTTAGCTACTTTTGCATTACCACGACTATCTCTATCTGCGACATATGGCTTAAGATCCGGGTATCTTTCATTGTACCAATCGGTAAGATTTTTATTGGCTTGATCGCTATGTTCTGTTCTTCTTTGGGTGTCTTCAAAGTCAATATCGCTCACGCCTTGGTGTCTTGCGAGATAGTTAGAATTGTCTACAGCGCCCATAAGTAAAGCATGACGGGCCTGCAAGGCAGCGCTTTGCTCTGCTGCAGTACCGCTGTTAAATACTTGCGCTAACTGAGCAAATACATTTCTTGCACCACTGCCTTGATACCCAGAGTATTGGTAGTCGTATCTAGCTCGCGTACCTGTGTTAAAGTCTGTCATTCTTCTTGGCATATCTATATCCTCTTACTATTATCAGTAGAAATCTTGCTTAATTGCCTTTATTTTTATTCCACAAACCTTATTTGCAAATATATTTAGACTAATTATGAACCATAAAAAAGCTACTGTCTTATTAAGCTCCCGCTCCTGGATTCGAACCAGGAACATCCAAGTTAACAGCTTGGCGCTCTGCCGTTGAGCTAAGCGGGAAGGTGAGCAGTTTTATTGCTTGCTCAGGCAAAGCGCATGTTATACACCTGCTCAAGTGTCGAGACTAGGAGAGGTTATCGAACGCCTAGGGGCTACTGCCCTTCCGTAACGTATCTAGTTCTCAATTGTTCTTAGAGCCCTTCCAAGGCGCGGTTAGGTGTCTAAGAAGATTAGCTATACAAAATAATAGCACAGGGCCTGCAGGATTACCACAAGCCCTGTGCCGTTTATCCTAGTACCATCTATGAGAGGTCCAGAATGCCCACGCATTACATGGAGTCCCGTATCGAGACTTTATGTAACGCAACCCCCAATTAATTTGCGTTGAGGGGTTTGTTTGCCAATCAGCTCCCGCACTAGACATTTTACTGCCAGGTAGAGCCTGGGGGATGCCGTGGGCCCCCGATGGATTGTGAGCGTTTACTTTCCAACCACTTTCGTGGTTCCATAGAGTAACCAAGCATATATATTGTTGTCCACACC